CCCCCACCGCCCCCCCCCCCCCGCCCCGCGGGGGGCGAAGATGTGGGGCGCCGGGGGGGCCGATGAACTCGCCGACAAACTCCTAACGGTCGGTGACCGATACGACCTGACGATCCACGGGTACCGCGTCGAGACCGTCGCATCGTCACAGCCCTATCTCATCATCCCGTTCACCCTCACCACCCTCACCAACTGAAAGGGATTCTGCTCATGCCCGCATCCACCCGTATCTACGGTGCTGCTCTCATCCTCAAGATCGACGGCAAGGACCAGGCCGCCGACATCACCGAATGGGAACTGGAACACGAGTCCGCCGACAAGGAGAACCTGACCTTCGCCGAGGTCGCCACCGGCGGCAGCGACAAGGGCAAGTTGAAGGTCACCGGTATTCAGTCCACCGACGAGAACTCTCTGTGGCGTCTCATCTGGAGCAACGCCGGACGCAAGGACGTGCCCTTCGTGATCGCCCCCCACGGCAACACCACTCCCGAGGCAAAGAAACCCCACATCGCCGGAACCCTCGACATCGGGTTGCGTCCCAAGTCCGGCGGGGCGGCCGACCCGAAGAAGTCCTACACCTTCGAACACGAGTTCGAGTGTGTGGTCGACAAAGCCTTGGTCGTGGCCTGATGGCTGTCGGTGTCCGCGTCAACGGTCTACGTGACCTCATCAAACGCTTGGACCGGGCTGGAGTTGAACTCTCCGACCTCAAGGCCGTGATGCACGACGTCGGGCTGATGATCGCGGACACCGCCCGCCCACTGACCCGACCCCAATCCGGACGGCTCGCACGCTCCATTCGCTCCGCGAAACGGAAGAACCGCGCCATCGTCCGCGCCACCACCCCCTACGCCCGAGTACAGCACTTCGGATGGCCCAAACGGCACATCAAACCGAAGTTGTACTTCTACACCGCCATGGACAAACGCCGCGACGAAGTCCTGTCCCGTTTCCAACGCGGCATCGACGAAGCAATCCACAAATAGCCAACAAGGATCCCAAGCCATGCCCGACATGCAGAACCTCACCATCGCCGACCTCATCGAGTTGGAAGACCACGGCATCACCCTCGACGACATCACCGCCGCCCAGGCATCCGGCCGCACCCCGGCCCGGATGATCGCCGCCGTCCGGTTCCTCCAGCTCCGCGCCACCAACCCCGCGGCAACGTGGGAAGACGCCATCAACACCCGCTTCGTCGACATCAACCCCGAAGGGCAGGAAGAGGCCTCCCCGGAATCCTGACGGCCCGCGACGACCGGGCCGAGGATATGGCCTGGTTCGTCGTTGTCGCGGGCCTGACCCCCGGGGAATACCGCACCCTGACCATCCGTGAACGCGCCGCAATCATCCGAGCAGTGAAGGACTACCACCGTGGCCGGTAACAGCAAGAAGAGCAAACTCGAAATCGTCGTGCTCGCTGAAACCGCGAAAGCCGTCAACGCGTTGAAGAATTTCACCAAGAACGCCGGCCTGGACGGCATGATCTCCCACGTTGGGAAACTCGGTGCCGCCGCCGGAGCTGCTCTCGGTGGCCTCGGCGCGGCCGCCGGGGTGTACCTCAAAGGCGCCATCGGAGAAGCCGGGAACCTGGAACAATCCATCGGGGCTGTCGACACCGTCTTCAAAACCAACGCCGCCCAGATGCATGAATGGGCCAAAGGAGCCCAAAACTCCGTCGGGCTCTCGAGGGACAGCTACAACCAGTTGGCGACCGTCATCGGCACCCAACTGAAAAACGGCGGCACCGCCATGGACCAACTCGGCGGTAAAACCAACGAACTCATCGGGCTCGGCGCCGACCTCGCATCCATGTTCGGGGGAACCACCGCCGACGCAGTCGGCGCTCTCTCCTCCGCCCTGAAGGGCGAACGAGACCCCATCGAACGCTACGGAGTGTCACTCAAGCAGGCTGAGATCGACGCGAAGGCCGCGGCTTTGGGCTTCGAGAAAGTTGGTGGGAGCTTCAGCAATGAAGCACAGCAGGCAGCCACCTTGGCGTTGATCATGGAGCAAACCAAAGACGCTCACGGGAACTTCGCGAAGGAAGCCGACACCGTGCAAGGCAAGCAGCAACGCCTAGCAGCGTGGTGGGGCAACCTGTCCCAGAAGATCGGTACCGCGTTCCTGCCCGCGATCTCGGCCGCCGCGGACTACATCACCGCCAACGCCGTGCCCGTCCTCGAGGAGTGGGGCAACGTCATCGCCGAACAAGCCGGCCCCGCCCTCGAACAGCTCGGGCAATGGATCACCGGCACCGTCCTGCCCGCCCTCACCGGATTCGGGCAATGGATCGGCGTCAACATCCTGCCCATCCTGCAAGGCTGGGCCACCACCCTCACCACCCAGCTATGGCCAGCCCTCCAACAATTCGGGCAATGGCTCCTCGATTCCCAAGGCTGGCTGATGCCCATCGCCGCCGCCATCGGCGGCATCGTCCTCGCCTTCCAAGCCTGGACCATCGCCACCACGGCATGGAAAACAGCAACTGAACTCGCGACCGTTGCCCAGAACCTCTTCAAAGCGGCTTTCATCAGCAACCCGATTGGGGGAATAGCTCTCCTGGTGGCTGGGGCTGTTGCTGCTTTGATGTATCTGTGGAACACGAATGAGGGGTTCCGTAACGCACTCATAGCCGCGTGGAATGCGGTCACCGGGGCCCTGAAATCCCTCGGTGGCTGGTTCAAGTCCGTCTTCGACGGTGCCGTGAACACCGTCACCGGATTCGTCTCCGGAGCCCGGCAGAAGTTCAACGACGCAGTCAACGCCGTCTCCGGATTCGCCCGCGGTGTCGGCCAGAAGGTCAACGACGTCATCACGTTCTTCCGGAACCTACCCGGCCAGATATGGCAGGCCCTCTCCGGCATCGGCTCCCGACTCGCTGAAATCGGCCACAACATGATCACCTCCCTCGCCAACGCCCTCAGCCCCGGCGCGATCGTCAACAAGATGCGGCAGGTCATCGGCGACGTCATCGGCTTCGCGAAACGCCTACTCGGCATCGCGTCCCCCTCGAAGGTATTCGCCGGTATCGGCCGTAACACCGCTGCCGGTCTCGCCCTCGGTCTCGGCGACGGACTCCCCGACGTCCGGAAAGCAGCCACCGCCATGGCCAACGCCGTCACCGCCTCCGGTACCCCCGACCCGCTCACCACCCCCGGCTACGCCTTCGCCGGCGCCGGCAATACCGGCATCAACCTGACCATCAACCTCCACAGCCTCAAACCCAGCTACGAAGTCGCACGCGACATCGCCGACGCCGTGGAAGACGTGTTCCGAAGGAGGGGCCGTGTCTGACGGACCCGAATACTACGACGCCCCGCCACGCGTCGAAGTATGGGTGATGGACCCCGCCGCCGAAGGCTTCCGGCTCGACAAAACCCCCCTCAACGCACTCAACCCCCTCCAAGCAGCCCACGTCGCCAACGCCTTCACCCTCGGCTCCAGCAGCAACGGTCGTCTGAACAACGACCGGCTCTACCCCGTCGGCCCCGGAATGGTATGGCTGAACATCACCCATTGGATCACCTCCATCCGCACATCCCAATCCCAGCAGGACACCGCCGACATGGCCCCCGACGCCGGGTCCTGCGAAATCCGGTTCCTCAACGCACCCAGCTTCACCACCCTGCCCGTCTACGCCGGCACCCCCATCCGCATCATCCGGACCGGCGCCGTGCAGCACTACCTCACAGGCGAATGGCTCACGCAGGATGAAATCGCATGGTGCGGTCACGTCGAGGACATCTCCGAGGCATGGGACAAAACCACGGCCCGGAAGACCACGACCTTGACCGCCGTAGACGGCATCGCCCGGCTCTCCGACATCACCCGCTACGGCCGCCGCGGAGACGGCGTTTGGATCGGCTGCCTCCGTGACCTGCTGACCTCCAGTCCCTACGCCGACCTGCCCATCGGGCTGCCCTTCCAATGGACCCCTCCGCCCGGCGGGGAACCCTGGTGCTGCGGCACCGTCTACGAAGGACCGCTTACTAAACACATCAGCCTCGTGGCAGCCACCGCCGGACTCATCTGGAACATCGTCCCCGACCCGGCGGGAACGACCAGCGACATCGGGCCGGTGGATCCCGGAGCAGGCATCGGGGAATCCCGGCAACGGCTCCGCCTGGTGGATCCCGCCACCGTCCGCCTGCCGCAAGTCGTGTTGACAGACCTGCCCTACGCTGAAGCCGGGATCGTGGACTACTGCACTCCTCTGCCCTACACCGGAATAGAAATCGCCGGTGGAACCCGGGCGATCACCTCCGTGGTTGAGCTCACCGCTCACCGCATCAGCGACGATGGCCACGACGAATCCGTCAACACCACCCACGCGAACCCCACAGCATTGGAGCAATGGGGCATCCGAAGCGCCCGCGTCGACGCGGTCCCCATGCCCGGGGATGAAAACCGCGTCGCCGGATACATCCTGGACCGCTCCGCCGACGCCACCACCCGACCCGTCTCCGTCACCCTCCACGGCCGCCACGCCGTCGAGAGCGATGTCCTGCCCATCCGCATGCTCACCGCCGTCGACGTATTCCGCCTCGGGCACCGCTACCGATGCATCGTCGTCGGCGTGCAACACCGCTGGGACATCATCACCGACCCCTACCCCCGCCACAAACACACCGTCACCCTCAAACTCGCAAGGAGAGCATGAATCATGCCGGCCCACATGACCTTCCAACCCGGAGCCGTCCTTGAGGCCGCTCACCTCAACGACGCCTGCAACCCCACCACAGCCGCCCACATCCCCTACGCCGTCGCCACCGGGATCGTCCGGCAAACCCAATCCGGATCGCAAAGCATCAACGTGCAGTTCCCCATCGGCCGATTCAGCAAGAAACCCGTCCTCACCTTCGGTATCGAATCCGCCTCCGGTGCCGTCAACTGGAACGCCGTCCGTTTCTACAGCCTCAGCACTTCCGGGTTTACCGCTTTCCTCAACTCCGGAGAAAGCGCCGAAGTTCACTGGATCGCCATACAGATGGACGCCTGACCATGGCCTGGACACTCGCACCAGCCCTGAAGCAGCTGATGGCCGAAGTCAACGCCCGATGGCCGAGCCGTGACCGCACCACGGACGGCACAATCGGCGACTACAAGCATTCACTGACTACCTCCGAACACAACCCGTACGACGAATACGGGGAGAAGGACCCGGACGGGGTCGTGCGGGCCGTCGACATCGACAAGGACGGCATCCACGTTCCCACCCTGCTGAACGCCACCATCGGGGATAGCAGAGTCCACTACGTGATCTACAACAAGATCATCTACAGCTGCCACTACGGATGGCGTGCCCGCCCCTACCACGGGGAAGACCCCCACACCGGACACATCCACATCAGTTTGCGCAACAACACCTCCGAGCACTGCGATCCCGCCGTGGTGCTCGCCGCACAGAAGAACACCCGCCCATGGCTCACCGGCGCCGCCGGCCGAACCGAAACCGATATCTGGGAGACCCCAATGGACAAAGAGAACAAAGAAGAACTCGCCAAGATCATCGACTTCAAGGTGTGGCGCACCTACATTCCGGAATGCGGCTATTTTGATGAAGTCGTAAAAGACTTGGCCGTCCGCGTCAAGGAACTCTCCGAAGACCTCGCGGACGTGCGCCGCGGGGCACCCGACCCCGAATACACACCGGTCAACCAGGAGCTCGCAGACACCAAGAGCGGTGTCCGCGCACTGGCGGCCAAGGCCGACGCTCTGGAATCCAAGGTCGACGCCCTGGAATCCAAGCTGGACACCATCCTCAAGGTCCTCGGCAATGCCGACGCCCGGTGACCTGGCGCTCCTGATCACCGCCTTCGCCGCGCTGCTGACCGCCGTCGGCGGCGTGGCGAAGATCGTGACCGACAAACTCGACGCGGGGGGGCGGGGGGGGGGGACGCCCCCCCCCGGCACCACGGCGGCGCCGGCGCGCC